CGGACACAATCCTTTCCATTGATTATTTGGAGGATTACTACGATTGCGGTTCCAATTTCATTGGGGGTAGTATTCCCGCTACGGAACACAGTGTGACCTGCCTTGGCGGTCAAAGAAACGAATTAGAGACAATTCGTCGAATTATTACAAAAGTATACCCAACTGGGCCGGTCAGTGTAGTTTTTGACACTTGGAACTACTGGGATGCACTGACTGTTATTGCACCCGCACTTAAGGAAGACATCTTAAATCGTCGTCCGAATTCTCAGGGCATCGCTAAGGTCGTATTCCGTCCCGACAGTGGTGACCCTGAGAAAATCATCTGCGGTGACGCTGACGCTGAGCCAGGTAGCCGAGAGTACAAAGGTTCGCTTGAGCTTTTATGGGAGGTCTTCGGAGGAACGGTAAACGAGAAGGGTTTCAAGGTACTGAACCCTCGAGTTGGCTTAATTTACGGCGACTCAATCACTCTTCCACGGGCCAGGGCCATCCTGGAGCACATGAGGCAGCTTGGGTGGGCGTCCGAAAACATCGTGTTCGGTATCGGTTCCTACACCTATCAATACCATACACGGGACACGTTCGGTATCGCATACAAAACGACCTGGGGGCAAATTAACGGTGTCGCCGTTGAAACTATGAAGGACCCCATTACGGATCGCGGCACGAAAAAGTCGGCGTTGGGTCTACTGCGAGTTGAAAAGGATGGGGAGAACTTTGTTCTTCATCAACAGCAGACTCGTGAGCAAGAGCAGCGAGGCGAGCTTCGCACCGTGTTCTTAAACAGCGTGGTTTACGGGGAGGATGTAAACTCACTGCCTAACATTCGTACTCGACTTCTCAACCCCGCAGCTTAGGCTTGGTACAAGGGGGTTTACACCCCCTGTTCCGGGGTATAACTCTGAAAGAACTGACGTTCCCTCGTGCGATGGGGAAACACTTAAATCACCAAGGTCATTGACTACAAGACAATCGCATACAAGAAAACCATTCTGGTTTTAAATGCCACGTACGAACCCTTGAACCAGACCTCGTGGCGAAGGGCTAGAGTGCTTGTATTGAAGGACAAGGCCCATGTCGTGTCCAGCCGCACCATTCGCCTAAAGACATACGTTAAGGTTCCCCAAGCCAAGATGGCAGCGGCGAAGCCCTCTCGCACCTTGATTCTAAAACGGGACAATCACACCTGCCAGTATTGCGAGTACTCCGGTCCTAAACTAACACTGGATCACGTTTTACCAAAGTCAAGAGGTGGCCAAGACACGTGGCAAAACCTTGTCACCAGCTGCCTTGAGTGCAACAATTGCAAGGACAATCGCACCCCGGAAGAGTGGGCGGTTGCCCTGAAGAAGGTGTTTTCGAAGGAAACCACGAATGTTTCTTCACTGCCTTTTAGCTGGGATAGCTTTCAGATTGGGATGATGGAAACCCGCGTCACTCGACGTGGCACCACTCTCGCCTCAAAACCGAAGGCACCTTACAGCAAAATGTCCGTTACAATCAGCACGGCGGAAGTTGAAGAGTGGCGTGAGTACGTCTATGTCTGACTCTGGGCAGTGTATACGACACTCCCATGAGGACCTAAAGGGGACATCCTGGTGCGGGAGAACCCTTTGTAGCTCCGACTGGGTGTTTCAGAGTTTAGACCATGCTGCGTGCGCTCAAATGGGCGAGAGTTGCCAAGTTCCTTGCAAAAGGTGCCTAGAGACGGCTACGGAAGCATTGAGGGGGAGCTATACGCTACCCGCCCAGCAAAACAGCAACCCTGAGCAAACCACCCCGGACGACTCCATTCATGGGCATAAGATACTTGGAGAACTACAGAGAATTGTAGACCTTATTGGGGAAGGGCAGGTTAGACTGGATTCCACAACACAAGATATCACCTATAGTAATCTTTGGGACCTTTACGACTGAGTTCACCATGTTAAATAAACGCCTACAAGAAATCCTAAGCCAGCACCCTGACGACTTCGAAGTTATCCTGGCTACTCGCAGAAAACACGGCTATTGCTTTGAGAACGAGTTTACTATAGACAACATGGAAGTAAATCATTGTAGCTATACCACAAAGTGGCAGAGTAACATCGATCACTATTCCTTCGTATACACTATATGTCAGTATCGAGACGAAGTTGACGGTGAACTTGTTGACCTTGAAATTCCCATGGTAACAAAGAGAGTCATAGTTTTAGAGGCTTAGTCTGTGCGAAAGGTTAAAGGAATAGTAAAGGGAGCGAAGTTGCTGGCTGAACTCACCCTGTACTTTGCCGTGGCGTGCGGATCAGCTTATGGTGCCTTGAGACAGGGTTGGCCACCCGAGATTCTGGCGGTGTCAGTAATTGCCGGCGGGTGGACTTACTTATTCTTGGACTCAGATGGCTACTAGCCCACATACTCGATTAACCGTTTGCTTTAGGGCGGTTCTCCGCCTTGTTTATGCTCCGAAAAAGCGGTAAAATAACCAAGTAGCCAAGACCCATACAAAAATGACACCTTCCCCTCTGTATAAATCCAGTGGTAGCTACTTTATTGACTTTCCACCCCTACCTGGAGAGGAGGAGGGATGCAATCACGTAGAAATATACGAGTACGACCACTGTGAGTGGTTCTGGTTGAACGAGGAAGAACACTC